TTGATCTTCGCTGGGGTCTAACCACAGCTACCTGGGCCTCAACAACCTGGCGACGTCGGGCACGACGACGCCGGCGAGGGCGAGTTTGCACTAACTCTGCTATCACGGCCATTTCTCCTGCGCTGTCGACGCTTGGAGGCTTTAGAAATAATCTTAGGCCCAGATTCACCATTGATTACAACTCCAGGCGGAGGAGAAAACTCTTCCATCTGTTCGTAATCAGAAAGTGAGCCAGTGTCTAAGGTATTCATAAGAGCGTCAAGAAACTCGACACTCTTACCAAGCAATTGAGCCACCACACCCCTCAGATCGCCAGTTGGGTCCACAGGATAAGCACCATTAAACCTGGCACCGATCAAGTGGTCATACTTAGTTTCGGAGCTACAACCGTAAATCCTGATCATTGCTTCACACCAGTTTGTAACAACAGGAGTGTTAGGGTCAGTGGCTAAATAGCCCTGTGCCCTGCGCGAAACGGCGATGTCAAGGGGAACATTAGGTGGGGCTGTGATGACATGCATCTTAGGCACAAACCGTCGCACGTCATATATTGAATTATATGTCGTGGGAAGGTCGTAATAAACTCGACCTAAGAAGCTCGGAAATTCAGGTTTGTCTATAACCTCTAGTTTATAGCCCATGTCGGCTGCAGTTTGTTCAAGAAAACCGGTACCAGCGTAAATAATATCATCGCCAGATACCAAGAATTCAAAACTGCCAAGCGAACAATAAGCTATAAAAGCATTAATGAGGGTATTCAAAACAGTAGTGTCCGGGCTCCCGCTGAGTCTAGAGGTACCAACGTTATAAGGGACTCCGAGCGAAGTAACAGCGTTTAGATCAAGCTGCTTATCATATAATGCAATGCACTGTGGGCCAAAACAGGCTGACAAAATGCAACGCTCAACATGAACGGCAGCAGGGCTCTTGCTGCCATCAAACTTGGAGTAATCAGCCTCAGAAAGAGAACCAAGGAATGACAACTCCAAAACTCGCTCGGCAATTTCTGGCGGGGTTTTTCCAGGCGCATACCAGGGGAACTTCTGGCAAAAATCCTGCAGCGCATATAAATATGTGCTGTAAAGGGTTTTAAAACCGGCATCAACCGTGGTAATATTGCGAGGTGCTTTCGCCTGTGTGTAGGCCTCACCCTTCTGAAAAGATCGGGGGCGGACGCCGCAGTCTGAATGAACAGGACCTGCCGCGTCACGCAGGGCCACTTGCGTTGGCCGGGACTGATTGGCCTCGACAACGCTATGTGGAACTGGGGTTAACACAGGGAAAAGTGATAAAAACTCTAACAGACGTCCGGAATAACGTTGGTCAAAAGTTTTTGTTGAACGCACCTTCTCGATTCGCTCCTCAACACACCATTTGTCATTATCGGGAGTACGCAAAGGCACAGTACCGTTAGGATCAATGGGGGGGTGCGCGAGACGGTGCGCAGCTTTAGGTTCATAACAAGTATCAACTTGGCGACTGTACCCAAGAACAACTGAAGCACTTGGGTGCTTGTCTCCTAACAGATATTGATAAAGAACACAAGCATAACGGGCAGGGTGTGAAACAATTTCACGTATGTGTGTTTCAACAACATACGGCGCGGGGTTCTTCATATGGCGTAACCGAAACCGACACGTCTCAACCACATCATTATCAATAATGAAGGGTCTATAAGAGGTCGGTGGCGCCAAATGCAAGAACACACCAGCAGAAGTCTTAAACACCTGAGCCTGGCATCCATTGACAAAAAGGACGCGACGCTTCAACAAAAACTCTTGCTCCAATAAAGGATTAATCAACCGACGCACCTTGGGTATGAGGAAGACAACTTCACGAGTATCAGATATGCGCTTACGCTCAATCCCATACAAGTAATAGCCGCAACCAGATACAAAAGACACGTACTCACCATGGTAATCCCATAACTCATGCCTGTATTCACCACCAGCATTATAAGCAACATTTACCCTCTGCTCAGCGTCACTAAAGTAACTAACCTCGGGGTCAATGCCACAAATACTCGTGGGCGAGAAGGTGAATATGAGTATGGGCTTAAATTCCACAGCAAGCTGGGTGAACTCATCCAATCCCAGATAGTAGTCAATGTCAAACAAGACAAACATGTCATTGTGCTTGACAGCATCTGCACGACCCCGGAACTCATCAACATATGAACGAGTACGAGACCTAACAGCTGCACCCTCACGCACATACTTGGGCCGTGGCTGAAGCCAGTGAGGCCGAACAAGGATGTGCTGGGCAAACCAATAGGCATAATTAACGCAAGAGTTTCGGGCAGTACCATTCTCCAAATGCTCAGGGGTGGTACCCTTAACATTGAGCCAAAAGGTTGAGCCACGGAAAC